GAGTCCGAACCGCCGAACCACAGACGTTGCTCGAACAGCGTCATGGCGCTCGGATAGCCGCGGTGATTGGACCACGCGCCCTCTTCCCAGAACACTGTACCGAGCCGGATGATCGACGCCGGCATCTGGTAGCGCACGATCTCAGCAGTCACTTGCGTCGCCGACGTGTATCCGGTGATCTTCACGATCGAGTAGCTGGGATGCAAAAAGTCTGCGTCGAAGAATGTCGACGTCGATGCTTCGGCATAGACACGAACCGTGTTGGCCGTATGCGCGGGAACGCGCCCGATCTTTTCCCAGTTCGTCAGCCCGGTGACGTTCCATACACCATAAACGTTGCCCTCGTTGGTGTAGACCTGCCCGTCGGCAAGCGCTGCCGTACTGTCGCCAACCGGCGCGTTTTGCATACCGGCCGCAAGCCCGTCCTCCCAGAGCCGGAACAGTCCCCCGACCATGTCAGCGTCGAACACCGCCGCTGTCGCGTAAAGCGTGAGGATCGTTCCAACCTCATAGGTGCCATAGGCCGTCGGTGCCTCGTCCATCCAGCCGCCGGAGTCGTAGGTCCATCCGGTCGTGTTGGCCGACGCTGCCAACGTCACAGTGTCCGTGGTGGCAGCGACGACTTCATAGACGTTACCGTTCAGCGGATAGGTCATGGCGCACCAGATTCGCCGCCGCTTCCGCCTTCACCGCCGGTGCCACCACCGCCACCACCGCCACCGCCACTTTGCGTCGCAACAACAGAAGTGATCAGCACCTTATCACCGACAACAAACCCGTGCGCAGGCGAGGTCACCACCACCGTCGTACTCGTGTTGACGCCAGTGATCGCCTTGCGGTTGACGGCAGGGCGCAAGCGCAGCGTCTCATCACCGTTGATCGGCCGGAATGGTCCCGTCGTGATGTCCGGAATCGAGAACGTCCAGATCGTGTCTGAGAACCGGCTCAGCTTCCGCAGCTGATAGCTTGGGTGCTGAATATAGACGACGTCGCGGATCGCGACGAACTGCAAGCCAGAGAGATCGGATTCGCCAAACGGCGATACCAATTCGACGATCTTGCGCGCCGTGCCGGCGCTTGCGTAGGCGTTATAGCCAGTGGAGTTGACGCCAGAGAGTTGAAACGTGTTCGCCGTGGCGCCAGCGACCGTGAACCAGCGATTGTTGAGCTCGGTCATACCGACCACGCCGCCGATCAGCACTTTATCGCCGTTGGCATAGCCGTGCGCCGTACTGGTGACGACGGCTGGATTGGCTTGCGTGACGCCAGTAATTGTCTTGGCCGGCTGCGTGATGATTGACTGATCACGGAAGAACCAGACGTAGTTGGGTCCGAACATCAGGATGTAGGCGGCATCGATTGCGTTCTGATACTCGACCAGCAGCACCTTTTCCGTTGCGCTGCGCTGTTCGATTACAAAGCGTGTGCCAGGTCGTTTTCGAGCACCGCCCGCCGGCACCACGATGGCATTCTGAAGCACACGGCATCCCGCGCCGTACTTGCGCACATCGGAGCGGCCACGCAGCTTTGCGGACAGTTCGCCGCCTGAGAAGTTGGTGATGAGCTGCGTGATCTTCACGCCTTCAATACCTCGCGTTGAGCCAGCCGGTGGCGTCGATCATGTCGCGTGGCGTGCCTTCCTGAGCATCCATGGCGCGGGCATCTCGGAGCTTTGCCTCAGCGACGGACATCATGCTGCTCGCGAGACTGGCCGTGTCCGTCAGCGGCATTGCGATCTCAGCTGCCAGACGGGCCGCCAACACATCGACGAACATGGCGTCGTACAGGGTGACGTCGGTGATCCGTGCGATGTACTGAATCGCTACGGCCGTGGCGTTGGTGACGATTGCGCGGCCTTCGACCCGGTAGACCTCACACGCATCGTCAAGGTCGGTGCGCATGACCTTGAGGCAGTCGGGGGGCAGCGGGAACCGATATGTAAAGTCGAATGCGATCGTTGCGACCTCACTCATCAACGCAATGCGCTTGATGGCGAAGTTCCACGGGTGCGCGCGCAGCACGGCATCCCGACACAGCGGATAGTGAAGGCGGCAGAGTTCCGCCGCCTTCGTGTTCTCGGTCATGTCGGTGATGAGCCGATGCCCGAGACGGGTCAGAGCAAGATTGCAGATGGCCGTCTCGGAGGTGACCGTCATCAGGTGCCCGAGACGTAGAGGTCGATCACGAGCGTACCCGAGGAAGGCAGATCGGCCGTGGCGATAGTGACGAAGATCGTCTCCTCAGCCGTGGTCGGAGCCGCGGCCATGGTGGCTGCGGTTGGACCAAACAACGTCGGTGTGTTCACGGCCGTGAACGTCGCCGCTGCGCGGTACTTGCCAGTGGAGCCGGTGATGCCGATTGCCACTGTCGACGAACCCAGCGTGACTGAAGACGTCATGATGCCGTAAGCCACGGCCTGGCCGGCGTGCAGTCGACACAGCACGATCGTGTCCGTGGTCGCCTGCGATGCAAGCGTGATTGAGGCGCGGTAGCGCCGCAGTTGCCCGCCGTGGATCGCCCCGGCGGGCAAGGACGGAACCGCGGAGTTGAGATACCCCGTCGCCTCCGTTGCGTAGAGAACTGCCATGTGTTGTCACTCCTTGAGGGGATGGGCGAACCCGCTGACGTGTCAGAGGGTTCGCTACGATTTCACGGATGGATCGGCTGATATCAGCCTGGTCCGGCGGTCGGGTCGCAGAGGATCACGCCAACGCGCGCCTCTTCCATGCGGGTCGCTCCGATTGCCATTGAGGCAAACACCTGCATGGCGTAGTTTTTGTCGGCACGCTCGCTGACCCGCGTGTTGATGTCCTTGCCGATCCCAAGCGTGATACCGCCCTTGGCCCAATAGAGGACCTTGTGATCGCTGTTGGAGTCCACGCCGATACGTTCGGTCGGGATCAGCGTGAAGCCGCCGAACATCGAGATGTTGCCGTCGACGAGCGGCTTGATCGCGTTGTAGTCGTGCGACGACACCCGCGCGTCCATGAGCAACGATTTGATCTGTGCCGCGTTGAGGACACAGAAGCATTCATCGTCCGCGTCGACATTCTTGGACCCAAGGACTTTCTTGGCTTCCAGCAGTTTGGCGACGTTGAGCCCCAGATCGGCAGCCGAAACACCCGGCCAGCGAGTCTGCACACCGACGGTCATGTCGGTATCGTAGGCCGTCGACGTGCCGCCGTCGGCGCCCGTATAAGCAACGCCGTCGGCTGCCGCGATGATGGCATCGTCTTGCGACCGGCCCATCGCCATGGCTGCCGCTTCGACATACTGCGACGTCGGATCGATCAGCATCCTGACCTGATCCTCGTTGTCAATGATGTCGGACCAGTCGTAGTCCTCGAGCGACACGCGCCGACGCGAGTGCGGCGTGTCCATGCGCGGCGTGTCAGAATGCCGAGCAGTACGCTTGCGCGCCGCCGTAGCGCCGATCTGGTCGAAGTAGCCGCTTTTGCCGACGACTGTCTCGACACGCACAGCGCGCCGCAGCCTTGAGCCCTTCTGCTGCGACAGGTGATAGACGTTCGATCGATACTGTTCGACGAACGCCGTTGTGATCTGGATCGACATGATTGTCGTCCTCCTTCAAACGGGTTGAGTTGGTTCGTCGAGGTCGTTCGGGTGTCCGCGAGTGCGGGCCGCTGTCGCTCGAAAATGTACGCGGCAGGCTTACCGATGCCGGGGCTGGTGCGAGCCAGAGTGTCCGGGCTTGTGAGCCGTCTGTGCGGGCTGGTGCGAGGGGGCCGTAACGGCGTGTCCCTCACCCGCAATAAACGTCTCGTAGCGCCTGGCGCGTTCGAGGATTATGCCGACGTCGGGATTCGCGATGTCCCGCGTGATGGCAAGCCTCAACGCTTCTAGGCGAATGGTTTGAGCCGGCGTCATGCGCCTTGCTCAGGATAGGCAATGGCGAACAGGCTGGACCGTTCATCGAGCCGCATCTTGTGATCGGGATGATTGCGATCATTCAGAGCTTCGGCATACTTGGTCCGGTGTTCCGCAATCGCGCGCTGCGCGTCCTGCACACTGATCGATGGCGCCGGCTTGCCAATCAACCTTTGCTCGCCAGCCATGTCCTGGCCAATGCGTGAGAATACGCGGATCATGCGTGGATCGTTGCCAAGGCCACTCTCGTCCAGCCATTGCCGGAACTCCGGGTCGGCATAGCTGCCCATGACGCTCCTGGCCTTGCCGAGCGCACCTTCGTATTGATTGCCGAGTTCACGCCGCATGTC